GAGTCGTCACGCGCAGCTACCCTGTTTATTTTGATCTATTGCTATTTATTACCATGAAACAACAAATTAACGAAGCAGTTAGACTTAAACAATTAGCTGGTATTTTATCCGAGAATATTGATGATATGCCTGTTAGTGAGGCATCTAATCAAATGACTCCTGAAACACGTGCAGCGCTTAGTTCTGTGACGATGTTGAGTGCTCCTGAGGTTGAAGACTTCTTAGTTGGATTAGTTAAGTATTTTAATTATGTTAGTGGTGGAGATGGAGACGATAATGAACTACCTAACATCGATGTAAAAGCACTAACACATCATCTAAGCCAAGCTGCCTCTGTACTCGCTGCTAGAACCGGCAATTAAAAAATCCTATAGTAAATATATAAGCACCTCTCCAACTACGGAGGGGTGTTCGTGTTTTAGGTGCTATTTATTATAGTAAAACAAACCATGAATCATTTGTTATTAGAATACTTAATTCGTCAAATCCTTTCCGAGGAAGGGTTTACCTCTCTCAATATCCGCTCGTTTGCAGATCGTGATACTAGAACTACTAAGTTTGTTAATGCTCTTGAAGCAGGTACACCACTCACGCTTACAAAAGGTGATGATAAAGTAGTTGTTGATAGAGTGCAGATTATTTGGAAAGCTCCTAAAGAGGGTGTTGAGTCTGAGCAAAATTACGAGACATCTTCTAAAGAGGATATGACTAAATTAAAACAAGACTTACCTGAATTGAAGTCTGGTGATAAGTTGTATCTATTTGATAAGAGTAATAAAAGATATAGCATTACAGCAGTTGCTAAAACAACAGAGCTCGGAGGAAAAGGAAAAGGTGGTACGTTAGGACCTGAGAGAGCTGCTATTGCAAGTTTAGAGAAGCAGTTTGCTGAGATTGGTGAGGCTATAACAGTCACGCTGGGTGGTAAAGAGTACCCTGGCATAACTGGTGTTACTAATGTTAAGGAAAATCAAAAAGCAGATTTTGCTTTAGTAGCTGGTGACACTCCAGTTATCTTTATATCATATAAGCCAGGTAGCTCTGTTAAGGATATTATTTCTTACGGTGGTATTACAGGTGCTATTGCAGATAATGAGGATGTTGCAGCTTTTATCAAAGCGGTTCAAGGTAAAGTATCCGATTTCAAAAATCTTGGATATGAGTTTGGTGTTCCACTCGCAGATGAATCAGTTGCTCAAAAAGCAATATATGGTTCTAATTTTGGAGCCGAGTTTGGTATTAATAATGTTCAAGCTCTTATGCAAGGAGACGTTAAATTAACACCTAATGGTGAGGTATATGAATTAACGAGTAACCACACTATATTATCTCCAGCTGTTCCTGACGGCTTGTATGAACCTTACTTAAATGCAAGATTTGCTGGTGATAGAAATCAATTCGGTATAAAGCACTGTAGAATGGGTGTTATACCAAAAGGTGCTAGAACAAATATAAGAAGTCCATTCTAACTATTTATTACTATGATAAAACTATCCGACTTAATAGATCTACAGGTACAGCCTAGTGAGCCTACTAGAATGAGTAATTTCTTATACAGAGGTTCGAGAGAGCATAATAGTGAAATGCAACCAAATAGATTTAATGTCGGTGATGGTGGTACTATTGAAGGAAAGGGTATGATTCAAATAGATCATCCTGAAAATACACAATATCAAGTTGGTAAGTCATGGGAAGAGCCTAACTTGTTTGAAGATGAGTCAATCCAAGACGCTTTACTTGGTAGAGAAGCTCAGACACTTGCAGATCTATCTAAGATGGCATCTAGATTAAGGCAGGCTGGATATGTGCAGAGTGATATCGATACTCTAGTGAAAAGTTACATGGTACCGCAAGAGCAGATGGGGATTGGATTTGTTATGAAGGTGCGCTCAGCAGATCCTTTAAACGACCCGTTGGAAATGTGAAATATTTTCCGTAACTTCTTTTAATACTTTAATAGTATTTTATTTTAAAAAGTAGAAAAGAGGAGAAAGGAAAAAACAAAAAGAATAAAAGCAATGAAAAAAGTAAAGGTTTTGCGGCTTAGTGGCTGTAAGAAATGCCAAGGCTTAATGGTAGCTTTAGATGATTTAAAAATACCATACACATCTATCGACGCTAACGATAACGGTGCTTTAGCTGACGAAGTTGAATTATTGCTGGATACGTGTAGTTATCCGATCATAGTAGTAAAAGACTCAACAACAACTACCTACCTTTATTTATCCGATAACTTGTCCGATTTAGGATTTTTCCCAATTACATATCAAGTATTTAAAATAGCATGCGCTACTACGATCGATATGGTCGAGCGATTAAAAACATTATTAAACAACTAACAATGCGTTACAAAACACTGGTTACATCTAAATTAGACAACCTACTCAACACCCTGAATACTCTGCAACATAAAGTTTATCAAGGATCATCAGCTCACGAAGTAGAGCAGTGGTTCAACACGATCAAGGAAAAAATAGAGGATATTCAAACCCTAATCAACACAGAAAACGAGCAGGGACAAGGTTCTTGGTAAAAAAGTTGCTAATTGGTTAAAAAGTTAGTATGGTATAATTAAAAACATATACTATGCTATCAGCAGAACAAATTCAAAACAACTTACAAACCTTCTACGCTACTATTGAGCAGCATATTGCTGAGCCTAGAAGATCGCAGCTATTAGAGCTTTATAAAGGACAAGAAGAAATACTTGCTCTTGCTCCAGCCTCCTCTAAAGCATCTTTCCATAACTCATTTGCAGGTGGTTACGTTGATCACGTTAATAGAGTCGTGCAGTGTGCTATCGATATGCACAATGTATGGAAACTTAGCGGAGCAAATACAGACACCTACACAAAAGAAGAGCTTGTATTCTCAGCACTTAATCATGACTTAGGTAAATTAGGGCTTAACGGTAAACCTCGCTACATTCCAAATGACTCTGAGTGGCACGTAAAGAATCAAGGTGCTAACTATAAGCCTAACGCAGAGCTACCATTCCTACCAGTTCAGGATAACTCACTATTTATACTACAGTCTGCAGGCATCCAACTAACTGTAAACGAATACATTGCTATCAAAATTCACGACGGATTATATGATGACGGTAACAAAGCCTACTTAATTTCAGGTCAAAACGAATCTAAATTAAGAAGTTGTCTACCTCTAATCCTACATCAAGCAGATATGATGGCATCTCGTATTGAATGGGAAAGAGAGTGGTTGGATAAGGTAGGTATACCTGCTAAGAAAGAAGCTAAGCCTGTAACTCCAACACAATTCAAGCAACAAGCGGATGCTAAGAAGCTACAAGCGATTGGTAAAGGTAATGCTGGATTATTAAATGCACTTAAAACTTTATAATATGGTATTTGGAATGATAATGTTATCCATATGGGTAATCACAGTTGTTGGATGGGTTATTTATAATCTATATCAAAAAAACGTAAAACTTGAAAGAACTGTAGTTAATCAAGCTATCTTCATAGCTGGACTACAGTCACTAATCGGTGAATCAGATAGAGCTCTTAAAGGGTTAGATGATAAGATTTGGATGGAAAGCGACAAAGAACTGCAAACAGTATTTCATAATTTAAAAGCTGTGCAAGAAGCTTTAAACCAATTCAATAAAAGCTAAATGGTAAACGATCTATTCAAGGCAGATGATGCAGAGGTAACACTAACCAAAGATGGTAAGATTCGAAAGAGAAGGCCTAAAAAATCAATAGACTACTTCACAGCTGACACACAGCAGGCAATCTTAGATTACCGAATTGAGACATCACAAGCTAAGCGCAATCAAATCTTCAATGATAAGATCTATTACGCCTTCTACAAGTTAGCTGAGAATATTATACACACCTTCAAGTTCTACTATACTGAGGTTGATAATATCGATGAGCTAAAGCATGAGGTAATAGCATTTCTATTAGAGAAGCTGCACTTATACGATGACTCAAAAGGAAAAGCCTATTCCTACTTCGGCACAATCGCGAAGAGGTATCTGATAGTATACAACAACAATAACTATAAGAGATTGAAAGGCAAAGCGACTGTAGAAGAGGTTGACGAAGACAAAAGAATAGTAAACAACATCATTCTAGAGCAACAAGACTACCCAGAATCACTACCATTCTTTGATATCTTTATTAATCACATCGACGATAATCTGCTTGAAATATTTCCAAAAGCACAGGATGCAAGAGTAGGAGATGCTATATTAGCATTATGTAAGCGTAGAGAGCACATCGATATTTTTAATAAGAAAGCCTTATTCATATATATTAAGGAAATTACTGATGCGCCTACCCCAACTATTACAAAAGTAATCAAAGTATTGAAGAGTATTTACAAAGAAATGTTGAATAAATATCTAGAAGAGGGAACAGAGATCAACATTTTTGCTCGTTAACTATTTATTTAAAATAGTACTATGGAATTAGAATTCGATTTGTATGAAGGAAAGAAGTATTCTGATCTCATAAAAGACATTATCAAAAACCATAAAAACAAGCAAGCACAGATAAAAGCTCTACTAGAGCAGCTTGCTGAAATGGTCAGTGAACCGGGTGATGCGGTAATGCTAGTACCTTTGATAAAGGGTTATATTGACTCTGATATTAAAAATGACGAAGCATTACTTAAACTAGCTCAAATTGTTCAAAAAGCTAATCAGCCAGCTGCTGGTGATAGTGGTGCTTTTAGTGATAAGGATCTAGAATTATTATTTAGTGACATACAAAAAAGCACAACACCTTTGGATCAAAAAGAGATAAAGGAACTACCCAACTCACAGTAAAAGTCATGGCTAACAATAACCAAACCTATTTAGATGTCGTACGGTCGCTTAATCAAGCGCCTACTGAAGGTGGTCCAGGATCAACGTTTTTAGCAAGGGTTGTACATGTGGTAACAGGCCCTATCGACGGTCGTACAGGCAACCCTGATCCAAGTTATAATGATCCAACCGACATAGGTAAGATATTATTTCAAGTTTTAATAGGAGCTCAAGATAGAACGCTTGCAGGCGATTCAAATCCACCAGCAAAACCGATGAGCTCTGCAATGAAGCGCATACCGGTAGAAGGAGAAATTGTTAAGATAGTTGTTGGTCCTAGTATAGGATTAAATATTTCTAAGAATAGCATTGACTACTACTACACAGAACCTTTTAATTTATGGGGATCCAATCATCATAACGCCTTTCCTGACTTAGGCGATTTGAGTTTATACGCTAACACATCTACTGTTGATTACCAAGAAAATACAACAACAAATAGAACCAACAATCCAGTTTCAGGATCACAACCGTTTCCACTAGGGCCATACTTTTCTGAACAAGCGAATAGAAGAGTTTTGAGACCCTTCGTAGGGGATGTTACAGTAGAAGGCAGATGGGGTAACTCGATTAGATTCGGATCAACTAGTCCGGTCCCAGAAGACAACTACTGGTCAGCAACTGGATCAGTTGGAGATCCTATCACTATTATTAGAAACGGTCAAGGTATTCAATTCGACAAACAACCGTGGATACCAACGGTTGAAAACATTAATAGAGATCATTCATCAATATACTTAACATCAGGTCAACAAATTGTAATAGACGATATTCAAAATAATTTTCCACTAACTAGCTGGCAACTTACATTAGATAGCTCACAAGTTAGATCAATACCACTACAAGAACAGTTGACTAGCTACGATAATATATCACCAGCGGAACAAGATAGAAGAACCAACGAAGCAGTAAATAATGTATAAACCAGCGTTTCCATATCTAGGTAATCAAGTAATAATTACATCAGGTAGAGTAGTAGCACATTCTAAGGATGATATGATATTTTTATTTGGTAAGAAAGGCGTAGGAGTATCAACTCCTGCAACATTTAACATAGATGCCGACGAAAGAGTACTAATAACATCTCCTAAAATAGAATTAGGATACCAAGCAGAGGTATACGGTCAACCGATTTTATTAGGCAATAGTACAGTAGCACAACTAAGATTATTACTAGATCAACTAAAAGCCTTAGCTGATGGATTAGTTCTAATGAAATCAACTGAACTAGAAGTATCAATTCCAAAGATTGTACAAGCAGCAACAGTATTATCAGGTCAGATACCAGGAATACAATCAGCTCTATCAAACGGTTGCTTATCTCAAAATACATACACTAAATAATGGATAGTAAGATAGCAACTCCTTTAGAAAAAATTATAGTCGCGTCGGCAAAAGGATTAGGCACTACTCAAGTAGCTATCAATTTAGTATTGTGGGGTAAAGGAAATAACGAACCGAAATTAACAGCCAGCTACGATACTAAGACAGGTCAGATAGTATACACACGAGCAACGCCAACAGGAGCGACTCCAAGGCGAAATCTACTAACTGCAGGACTGTTTAATGCATTAGATGAGCTTAATAGAGTTGACTTGTGTAATATAATTGGATATTTTGCATCAAACATAAGATTTCCAAAAAAACAAAGAGATCCAGATGCTAAAGGCGCAAAGAAACAATTTTATAGACTACAAGACATTTGTGAAGAGGTCGTAAAGATGATTGATAAGTATACAGCTTATCCAAACGTTCTGATAGGCAGCTATACAGGACCAGGATCAAATACACAAGTATCAACAGAAGTAATTCCTCCAGGAGAAGAGAGTACTGTTAAAAAGAAAAATTTATATAATTTATTAAATAATATTAGAGATCTTTTTGATTCCCTCTCACCAACCAATAACACAGAAACCTCTATATTTAGTGCCGACGATATTGCTACATTAGGAGCAATTCCAGGATTAATGAATCAGGTGAATGTAATCAACGATTTCATAGCAGGATTGTATAGATACACTGACTACACAAGTATACCAAGCTCTGATTTAGATAAATTAGAGAATAGAATAAATACAATAAGAAGTATCTGTGTAGCAATACAAGGACTTGATTTTACAAGTGCAGCAGCAATAGTAGGTAATTTTCTTAACGTTGATATACGCAGTGAAATACAAAGGATAAGTAATTTTATAAATCCTCAAAGGATATTACCAACTCTAAGAGATATAAATACAAAGCTACAGTCATTTATTAAAATGGCTAAAAAAATACAGAATACAATTAATACAATGCAGTTTTTTATAAAACTCGGAATATTATTAATTAAAATATTTAGATTTATTGTAGCATTTTTTAAAGCAAATCCACTTCCTAACTTATTTACGACAGCAGGTATACAATCGAGTTTAGAAACAGCAAAACAGACAGTTCAAACAGAGGTTGACGGAACGACTAAAATATTAAAAGAAATAAATGCTTTTTTAGCTGTTGTAGTTTCGTTCATTAGATATCTACTTGCAAATACGAATGAATTAATAACAAGACTACAAATCCTAATTATTAAACTAGAGGCATGTGACCATACAAAGGATTCAGACGTGCTACAAGAGCTTAAAAATACTGTTACAGATTTACAGAATTTAGAAGAGCAATTAGCGATCTATATTACAGCCATCGACACAAGAACAAATTCAAATGAATCATCTTTTGGCGACTATACAATCAGAGTAATTGATGAAGAAGTTGTTGATCAATCAATACAAAATAAACGCAGAAGAGGTATTGCATTAGATAAGAATGGGGCTATAGTTGTACAATCCGATTTAACATTTGCAACAAATACAACAGTTATAATAGAAGAGGTTAAACAAAAACTAGTATCAAGCGGTTTAGTACAGCCAGCACTAGGAGCCTTGACTACTGACCAAGCAGCCATCATAGCAGAATCGCTAGGATACCTAGAGGATACTGACATACCAGATGAAGATCTATCACTAGATATGTATGATCTAGACTCACCGGAGAACGAAGATGAGGATTCAGGCTTAGGTCTAAATGCGTTTATTAATAAGTTGAAAGGTGGTAAGAGGTTAAGACGTAGAACTAAGAGAGCACTTGCTGAACAGAAACAACAATTAGCTAAATCAGTAGCTAACGCAGATCCAAGCGGTAAGTACACAAGTAGAACAGTATCGAAACTTAATAGGTCGGCTATTTTAGATAAGATAGAAGCTGAAAAAGCCAATATTAAAATCCTACAAGAAGAGATAGCGCTGCTAGCAGTAACAGCGATCAATCCAGTATCAGCTGCAATAATCTACAAAAAAACAAAACAAATTAAGGATACACAGCAATTAATTAAAGAATTGCAAAAACAGTTATAATACAATATTTATAAGCATATGGCAAAATTAGACTTACTTAGAAAGATCATTAGAGAAGAAGTTAAAGCAGTGTTTCAAGAAGAATTAGCAGGTATTTTAAAAGAAGCTATCATGGTCAATAAAGGTACACCTATAACGGAGGTAACTCGACCTAGACAGCAACCAAAGGTACCAGCAACATTGAATACAGCACAACCTAGAGTAATTGCTCCTGATTTAGGTGCAAAAAATCCATTAAGCAGCTTACTAGCGGAAACTGCACAAGCAATGACAGAAGATGATCTACAGAGCTTAGGCGATGGAGTAGGCGTTGAAAGAGATATTCCGATCGTTGAATCAGTAAACGGTATGTTTGCAGCTGCAAGACCAAGTTCTAACTTAGACGCAATTCAAATAAATGCAGTACCAGATTTTACAGGATTGATGGCTAAAATGAAAGCAAACGGAGAAATCTAATGGCCTACAACTTACGAAATATTAATGTTTTAGATCTACAGCCCTCAACTGGAATTGGAGTTGCATTGCCATTTTCAAGCCCATCAGTATTCACAACGGTATATACAACTAAAGAGCAACTAAAGTATAACATAATTAACTTTCTACTAACAGATAAGCGTGAGAGAGTTTTCAATCCAACTTATGGGGCTGGAATTAGACAGAAGTTGTTTGAGCAGATATCGCAAGATACGGTTGATGATTTAGACGCACAAATCAGAACTGGGATTGAATCAAACTTTCCACTCGTAAGAATTACACAGCTAACTTTTGGAGGCAACCCAGATCAGAATCAACTAACAATTCAGTTTTCATATACAATTAATAACACTGGTGAATCAGACACTGTAATACTAAACCTAGATGGCCAATAAAGATATAAAATACCTCAATAAAGACTTTACCAGCTTTAAGCAGGCATTGATTGAGTACGCAAAAGCGTACTATCCGCAGTCGTATAACGATTTTACAACATCATCACCGGGAACCATGTTTATTGACATGGCATCGTACGTTGGAGATGTATTATCTTTTTATCTTGACAACCAATTACAGGAAACCTTTCTCGAATATGCTAAACAAACAAACAATCTATACGCATTAGCATACATGTTGGGATATAGGCCTAAGGTAACATCAGCAGCATTAGTTGATATAGATGTCTACCAAGAGATACCATCAAAAGGAATGCTTTACGAACCAGATTTCAATTATGCTCTTCTAATTCCAGAAGGAATGCAAATAAGATCTAACGTAAACGCATCGAGCTATTTCTATTGTCCAAACAGTGTAAATTTCAATTTATCATCATCACTTGATCCAACGGAAATAAGTGTATATACGACTTCGAATGGTAATCCGAACACATATCTGCTAAAGAAAACGACAAAAGCGATATCAGGGCAAGTTAAAACAGCAACACTAGCATTTGGAGCTGCTGAAAGATTTGCAATAAGAACAATTCAAGATAGTGGCATTATTGAGATACTAAGTGTATATGATGATAATGGTAATAGGTGGTACGAAGTACCGTACTTAGCACAGGACTACATTTTAAACCCAGTTCAAAATACAGCTACAAACTACCCAAGCCTATATAATCAAGCAAACGAGGTACCATATATTCTAGAGAGATTAGATGTGCCAAGACGATTCGTTTCAAGATTTAAAACAGCAAATAGTTTAGAATTAGAATTCGGAGCAGGGGTTACAACAGACCCAGCAGCAGTTCCAAATCCATTTAATGTTGGAATAGGTACAGTTAATGGATTAGACCTACTTAACACGGCTTTTGATCCAACAAATTTCGTATCTAATCCTAGCTATGGACTACCACCATCAAATACAAATCTAACAGTTACATATTTAGTGGGTGGTGGAGCTGGTGCGAACGCACAATCAAATGAATTGACTTATATAGCACAATCAGCTCAAACCTTCGTTAATCCAGTTAATCCAACAATAGCAGCTGGTATAGCGAGCACCTTAGCAGTAAACAATCCATCTGTAGCAGTTGGAGGAGGAGATGGTGATACAGCAGACCAACTACGTCTTAATACAGCAGCAATGTATCCCTCTCAAATGAGAGCAGTTACACAGCAAGATTATTTAGGAATGATACTTGGAATGCCAGCTAAGTTTGGAAAAGTAGCAAAGGCATACGCAACAAAAGACTCGGCAATATTCGCACCATATTTAGTAGGAGAGCCTGGAGAAAGGGATCCGTTAGCAACCTCCATGTATCTACTAACCTATGATGCGTTAGGTGCCTTTACCGCACCAGGACCAGCTTTGCTCCAAAACATACAAACATACTTGGAAGAGTATAGAATGCTGACAGACACAATCTTACTTAAACCAGCATACATAGTAAACATACAAGTAACTTTTGATATTATTATAAGACCTGATTATACATCGAGAGAGGTTGTAGGAATGTGTCTGAGAGTGCTAAAAGATTATTTTAATAGAGATAAGTGGCAAATAAATCAACCAATTATACTATCTGAGATTTACACTTTAATAGATAGAGTAGCAGGTGTACAAACAGTACAGCAAGTAACAATCAACAATGTTTCAGGAGTACCAACGGGATACTCTTTCTATAGTTACGACATACCAGGAGCAACATTAAATGGAGTAATTTACCCATCATTAGACCCATGCATATTTGAGGTTAAATATCCAGATGTAGATATACAAGGACGTGTAGTAACAATGTAATTATGGCAATATATAAAATTTTCCCATCAGCAGACGCAACAGTCTACTCAGCTTATCCAGCTAAAAATACTGGTAGGGATGAGATATTGGAAGTATCAGTAAAAAACTCACAAGATCCGTTAAGGTTTACTGATCGTAGTGCATTAACAAAATCACCGTACTATAACTACGATTTAGCAGTTAACGATAACTACAGTATTCCACTAAACATAGCAAGTATTCCAGACATTAGAAGACCGCTACTACAATTCTCAAATGCTGATATACTAAAGCTACAGAGCTTTGCATCGCAATCAATAAGCGGTTCCTGGAAAGCATCACTGCAGCTAAGTCTAGCAACGGCTCAAAATTTAAGCACAACGTATACACTAGAAGCCTACGCAGTATCTCAATCATGGGAAATGGGTACAGGTATGTATGCAAACTTACCAGAGCAGAGAAACGGAGTATGTTGGGATTTTACAGGACCGTACAGCGGATCAGCTCCTTGGTCAGGTAGCTACGGTATGAATGTATTATGGCAGAACATAACAACATTTTGGAATAACATACCTATAAATTGGAGTGGCACACCACCAGCTCTACCAAACGGAGGTGGAGCATGGTACACATACTACGGAGCAACGCAATCCTTTGATTACATGAGTAATAAGGACGTTAATATGGATGTTACTAATATAGTAGATGCCTGGATATCAGGCTCTATTCCTAACTACGGTTTAATAGTAAAGCATCCATTTGCAATAGAAGAGAACTCAGGGTCGTTTATAGACTTGAAGTTCTTCTCAGTTGACACACATACAATATATCCACCAGCTATTGAGTTTAAATGGGCAGATGCATACTACTATCCACAAGGAACTAACTACGTACTTAATGATCAAATAACAGTAACATTAAGTAATAATCCTGGAGAGTTAAGACAGAACGAGGTATATAAAATGAGAACAGCTGTAAGAAACACTTACCCAGCTAGACAATTTACAACATCCTCCGTGTACCTACAAACACTATATTTCTCAGAAGACACTTGTTGGGCAATACAAGATGCTAAGACAAATGAGATGGTAGTTGATTTTGATAGTGAATACACAAAACTAAGTGCAGATAGTGTTAGTAATTATTTTACTTTATACACAAGTGGGTTGGAAGTTAACAGATATTATCGTATATTAATAAAAACAAAGATATATTCTACAACATACGGACCGCTGTCAGTATATGATAACGAACAATCAATATACAACGCTTTATCACTATACGGACCAGAGGACCTAAAATTATTACCAGCAGAGGAAGTAATTTACAGTGGTCAAAATTTAATGTTTAAATTGATAGGATAGTATGCAACAGCAACTTAATTTAACAAAGGAAGTATATGGTAGAAATACCTACACAAGGGTAATCGACACACAATTTAGTGAGCTATACACAGCTGTAACAGCATCAGCAGCTATAGATACGATTACAATAGAGCAGTTTTTCGATTACTATAATCAACTTTTCTTTGAGATACCTGCAACAGGGTTAGTCAATTCACATGAATACCTTGTAAAGAGGAGTACAGAATATATTGGTAGCACAGTACTAACTGATAATGAAGAAGCATACATTGATGAAATTAACGCACTAAGAGGTCAATTAGTGGAAGCAAATCAAAATATATTGGCCTTTAATAATATTGTATAATGGAGATAGTAAACGTTGCATATTTAGGATCTAACGGTCAGTACCAGACATACGAACAATCAGATTTATCACTGATTAATAATTCCATCATAACAGCTAGGTTTGGTGGATTTGATGATTACATTGAATACTACATAAAAGATGTCACAGGGAATATTCTTAGTAGCAACTACAATGCAACGCAGTATAATATAGGTAGTGTCGTAGATCCTATAACAGGCACAACAACACAACTACAACTAGATCCAGAAACCGATTGTAAAAATGCTGGATACAATAGAGGATCTATCAACGTAAAGTATAATTTCTTTACAAGGCAATTAGCATCAGCGCCATCTCAGACATTTTGGATTAAAGAAATCTCAACATCGAGAACTGAGATTAAGGTAGCGAGGCAAGATCTATCAAACAGTGCACTACAAACAGCCTTCACAGCATTTAGTAATACATTAGCAGCAGATGCCTACTACCCTGACTTTTTACTAAACTTCGGTTTAGATAGACAGATAATAGGAGTAAATGCAGTATATGTTGAAGAAGGACAGGACGCGTATATCATATTCAAATTATACGAACCATTACCATCTGACTTTGCTCTTAGATCAACTTTCTGGGTAGTTACAACAGCAGCAGATCCGGCAGAGTTTAATGTTAATATACAGGCAGAGCCGGAAACTATACAAACATCAACACCACTTAGAGGACCGAACTATAAAATAAATGTACAAGATACGATAGGTCAAACAACCCCCTATTACAGCTACCAATCACTATTTAACACTGCCATTTCATCATCTTATCAACAACTGCAATCGATGATGGATGAAAAAGGCATTCAAATTAATGTCGATTATAGTGATCTAAGCAACTTCGTACACTTTTCCTCTGCAACGGAGAGAATTAATAACTTTGTATATAAACTGCAGTTAATAGAATCAGCATCAGCTGGACTATCCGCAGCAAATACAGTATCTGCACAATTAGCGCTACAAAATAGCATAGATAGCATTATAACTAAATTTGATGGATACGAGTACTATCTATACTACACATCAGCATCTACAGCATGGCCGAAGAGTAACAGCACGCAGCCATACACCTTATATTCAGTCTCATCATCAGAAGCATCAAACTGGCTAGGTACATCAACAACAGTACCAACACCAACAACGATGAGTATGTACTACTCAGCATCAAGCTACGATGATACGAATAGTGATCTATTAAGATATTCAATGCCAGCATATCTAAGAGACGATTCTGGGAATGAACCATATATGATCTTTCTAGATATGATAGGTCAGCACTTTGATAACATCTGGATATATTTAAAAGACGTCTCAAATAGATTTTCAGCAGAGAATAATCCGTTCGTAGGCATTTCAATGGATCAAGTAGCAGATGCACTTAGAGGATTAGGGACAAAGCTATATACAAACACGAGCATATCGGATAACATCTACTACTCGCTTTTTGGAATTAACCCAGACGGCAGTCTACTACCTCCAACTGGATCAGAAGTAATAGATACATATGTAACATCGAGCATACAAACATTACCAGGCACTCAAATAACTAATGAGATATACAAGAGATTGTATCATAATCTATCATACTTATTGAAAACAAGAGGTACTGAGAGAGGTGTGCGAGCTTTAATTACAACCTACGGTATACCTAACGATATCTTAACTGTCCATGAATTTGGTGGATACGATATCAATCTTGTAACAGGAATACAAGAGATAGCAAATGAAAAAATCATAACAGGTAGTGGGCTCCAGCAAATAAATACCTCACTACTATCACCGTACGCAACACTACAGTACTATGATAATAACTTAATGAAAAGCTCCATTGATCTTGAGATAGGCTTCTCACCCGCAGACTCAATCAATGCAGATATTACATCAAGTTATATAACATCATCAACTCAACCGGGATACTTCGATATAATGCAGTATATTGGAGATCCCAACCTACAATATTCAAGCTCGTATACACCATTAGTTGATTTAAGCAATGATTACTTTGCAACATACTATACAAGTAGGTACAATGTTTGGGACTTCATTAGACTAATAAAGTACTATAACAACTCTCTATTCAAGATGTTAAGAGACTGGGTACCTGCAAGATCGAGTGCTGCTACAGGTATTATTATTAAATCACATATACTAGAGAGAAATAAGTATGCAAGACATGAACCAACCTATATAACAAGTTCATACGACGGACTATATTTGTTAGGGTATGTTAGTGGATCAAGCGGTGGATGTGTTAGTGGATCAACAGCCTACACAATGGCAATCCCAGTACAGTACAACGGTACAGCATCCGCGGCCCTATCACAGTCACTGGGTACTATATACATGCCGTCGACAGATGGCGTGCAGGCATATAATGGTGAGTTTGGTGGTAGCTATATTCAAATGGACGTGAGTCCCTTTGACCAAACCGAAAGATCAACATACGTGTATCCGAGAACATCCTCAATAGCCGGTCCACCAAATGTAATGTTTTTGACGTACTCAATCAGTCCATTGTTTGAAAATGTAACCGATCAGGTAACCTCGCAAAGATTTTTAGATTTAGATTATAATGGATCACAGATACTACCAACTAACTACGGATTGATTACAAAATCAATACAGGATACTATATTATATGGCAATGTATATCAAAGCGAACAACCTTATTCACAGTACGCACGTTTACAAGACTACAACTATAGTTATAGAGGTTCAATTAATGCAAGATATAGTGGATCAACATTATCAGGAAGAATATATAATAGATATACAGGAGGGGATATATCATACGGATACGATCCGGTAATAAACTACCATACAAATAAACTAGGATACTTTACACAGATACAATCAAGCTCCTATTTAACAGGAAAGGTAAATGCAACGTTAGCATACATGGCAGATGTGTCTGGTGGTTTGTTTGAGTTAAACCAGAATAATAAACACTGGGAAGATATTCAAAATACTTTTAAAGCTGGTACAACTTTAACAATAAAACAGTTTGATAACAAAAAATATAGTAATCAAGTAGCAACAGATGGAGTCAAGCAAATTTATAGTAGCGGATACAACTATACACCACAACTATACTTTTCGGCATCAGATAATCCGATATATTTTGAATACGGATCAGCTGCAGACTCAGAATATTTTATAGCCCGTAACATAGGCCCTAACGCATTCATAAGCGGGGCAGCTGGACCGAGTTACCCAGCATCATCTGGCTCAAAAAGTATAGTGTTACCATCTCCGTACGGCACTGCACGCGGTAGGTATATTGTAAATTTGTTTAATCAAGTAGATGTAGGTAGTGGCGTCTACACACCAGGAAGCATAGGCGCATCCTTTGGTACTTATACACCAACACAGAACGGTACCAAAACATTCACAACCCAAGCTACGATAAATATACAGGTACAAAGTCCAGATGTAACAGTTATCGCTGGCACAGAGTTATGGGTTAACGGTGCGTTCAGGCAGAATTTCCCATCTAGCAGTTTTAGATCATCGGCATTTAGAATTAACCCAACAGTGCTTGCAGGAGTATTACCTACGGACTACACAATCGGAAACGGTTTAATTGGACCTATATCACCTCAGATTTTCGGACCGTTTGTAGTAAGCTGGGGTGTTGCTCGTGGAGGACCAACATCGTGGATAAGAATACAGGAAATAGACTTAATATACCAAGGACAGCGAATACAATACGACTGCATTGTACAAAGAAGCTCTGACTTAAATAGCTATCCAATCCTATTCCCAATTTGGAATGAATACCTGCCAAGTATATCAGTGCTATCCTACTTTACTCCTGGCTCATCAGGACAATTACTATCAGGTGACATACAGTTACCAGGAAGCACTGTACCAACCCAATTAAACACAGGAGATACGGTACAATTCAAACACTGGATAGCAAGTACAGATCAAAATTACACAGCATCCATTAGCTATGGAGATCAGAGTCTACTGACAGTTGGTAGTACCTCGAACGGAGCGTACGCACAAGCGACAACAGCCTCAGCGGATTTTCTACAAGATTTAGTAAACACGACAAGTAATAGAGGGTACATGCTACTAAACAGTAGTGTATCGCAATACACGGACTGGATTTTTACACCCTACTTTGAATCAGGATCACGAATATACTCAAGCAGTTTGTATACGACATACGGAGATATAAATGCATCTTTTAATCCAGAAGCAGGAGATATAGTAACATTGATAGATAATACAGGACTGAAACAAGAGTTGACAGTACTGGATAGTTATTTACAAGGTACGCAGCTACGTGTAGACGTGACACCTAGTATAGTATCTAACTGGGTAGACGATGCAACGTTGGTACAAAAAATACTATTCTTAAAAAGGTATAAAGATGAGCAAAATGTAATTGTACAATACACAAAACCACCCGGAGCAACATCCTACGGATTCCTAATACCAGACAAGACAAACCCAGAGGTATTAGCCAAGATCAACACACTACAATCCGCTGTACAATCACAAGTATTGAACAATCAAGGCGGTGGAGTTTAAGATAAATAATATATAATGCTTTTACATAAACCTTCTATTTATAAGAAGAAAAACAATTAAACATGGGATATTTAAGTAACACATCGATAGTTGTAGATGCTATTCTAACAGACAAAGGCAGGCAACTATTAGCTCAAAACGATGGATCATTTCGAATTACACAATTTTCATTATCTGATGATGAAGTAGATTATTCACTTTACAACCCAAACCATCCATCAGGCTCAGCCTTCTACGGTGAGGCAATTGAAAATATGCCAATCCTACAAGCGTTTCCACAATCTGAAGAGATGTTAAAGTATAAGCTAATAACACTACCAAGAGGAACTGCTAAACTACCAGTAATTACAATTCCTACAAACGTAATTACTTTGATACAAGGTGCATCTACATCGATTACACCACAGACATTAAACTACTTAGGTGCAACATCAACGTTCGAGCAATCAGGATACGTTGCAACAATAGGAGACGTTAGAACTACATCCGCTTTCACAGGCGTAGGTATTAATACAGCTCAAGCAACTGCTTTGAATGCAGGAACAACAACCATCGGCACAAATGTATCTAAAACTGTAATTGGTACTACGATCAATATTACAGCCACTACAGTAAACACATTATTTGGTAATTTAACAACACTATACACAACCTTGACAATCACCGGTCGTGATTCAGGTGCAAGACTATTCGTTCCAGTTCAAATAACAAAAGCACAATAATATAATATGTCATTTACAAGATTTGCTCCAACAGACTTCGTCGTTAGCTCCGATTCAGTAACAGCTCCAGCTTGGAGTTCGAATCAGCCAACTCTAGATGGAATATACCAAGGCACACCAACAATTAGCACAACGATTAACCAAGGTGCGTTTTATTTAAACGCGTACCAAGTACCACCAGCTAATAACGGTGCGGCTGTGCAATTTTCGATTGCTTACGGTAATAAACAAGGATCAGGATCACTGTGGTATAACTCATTAGTACCAGGAGTATCACCCTCCATGACAACCTATAAGCAGTATAGAACACTTACGTATGGACCAGAAATATCATCTTCACAGGGATTTAATTTCGGAGGTGCTGCTTTAGACGCACAAGATATTTACGTAATTAACGTAGACAGAAATAGATATAAGCAGAGCTTATTTCCAGGAACCTTCAATCTAAGCTTATCTAGCTCAGCTGGACTTATAACAGTCTGTGATAATAGTAACGACACATCAGTTATAAAATACTTAGACTGCGGTCGAGTATTTGATATCGTATCGGGATCCTACGGTAAAGCAGCACAAACCAATGCACTAGGTCAAATAGCACCTGGATACACTGTATCAGGTTCCTACGGTTTATTCTTGCCCGACATCGGAACAATTATACTAAACGCATCTGCATTAAGACTAACACCGGCATATGGTGGCATATCCATTGTAACAGATTTACAAAATTATGGAGATCCGGCTTTTACACCACCAGCATCAGCATATTACAGCTCTGTCAATAACTCAAGACTATTTACAGTTATTAATAGCGGCTCAAACTTTCAATTAAATTCTCAAGAAACAATTTCAGCTGACTATGTGTTTGTTAGAATAAATAACGCAGATTATAACTACTCATCGAATCCAACTTTCTCATCGGGATCAGGTAATGTGTTATTCGACACGATGATATACAGCCCACAAACGTACATTACGACGGTAGGTATGTATAATGATAACAATGAGTTGTTAGCTGTTGCAAAAATGTCAAAGCCGCTAGTAAAAGATTTCACAAAAGAAGCATTGATTAGAGTTAAGTTAGATTGGTAATAAAATAACAAAATGAGTAGATCATCGAATAGTCTTAGAACATCGGATGTCATAACTACTCCAATCAAACTAAAGTATACATCATCATACGACTGCACTGCAGCGAGTGAAGCTGGTATAAAGGTTTATGATGGAGTTAATGGAAGTATTACAATCACAGGATCTGTTCCATTTACAACCTTAGTATATCATTCGGTAAAACAGCTCTATTACGGCACAGCCTTATCAGGTTCCATTTTCATACCAGATTTATCAGGATCCTACGCAGCAACGACATCGAGCTATAACAACTCACTACAATCGACAGCTGCCTTTGGAACATACGACGCAGACATTAGAAATTTTCCAACCGCATCAGGTGCACAAATACAAGTACTATCCTTTCCTAGAAGTACATACGGGGATAACATATCAAGAGGAAGCGTCTACATAGATTCAAACGGAACTATCCTAGGGGATGACGGAAATGGTAATTTATTCGATTTTTCAACCGCACCATACGTAAACAACCAATTCTTTTCACCATCTTATTTGAACTGGTATACTACAGAAGGTCCCCCAATATACGTTGGTAATGTTTTTTACAAACAAGGTATTATTGTAATAACAAATCCTGACTACATAGGAATCATTCCATCTAACCCAACATTAACTAATGACACGGTACGCTTTGATAATACGTTTTCACCTAAAACGATCAACGTATTAGCAAATGACAATCCCGGAGGAGGGACATTCTTACCAGCAACAGTAACACTGACAGGAGGTGATGTAAGTTTATTTACAAATAACTTAGACGGAACAATAACACTAAATACAACAACAAATGGCGTATACACTGTTACCTACACAGTCCAAAGTGAACTACCAGGAGGTTGTTTAGTACAGAGCGTTAACCAAGGAGTTGTGAGAGTATTAGTTGAAGAGGAAGTATGTGACTGTGCAACGTTCAAGTTAACACTTAAACCAGGAAAATCAGGCGTAAAAGCAACCTATAAATCATGTACAAAAGGACAACGCGATGAAATAACACTATACAACACACTGATCCCAGAATTAATATGTGCATGCGACAATTCAGTATCGGCACCAAGTCAAATAAGTGTACAAAAGTTATCAATGGGATGTGTACCGGATTGTACATTGGTAGGTAAAATTACGGAGCTTTAATGTAAATAAGTAAGATAAATGGCAGATAGAAATTTCTTAGTACAACTAACAACAGCTGGCTTAAGTACCGGCCCGTTTAACATATACACAGATGCCGACGGTTTTACAAATGCGATTGAAACAAACGTACCGAAATCCAATTTATTATGGGGGTATGCAATACGAACACCTGAGTCAGTCACAATAATAAGAGTGCAGTCGGTAAATGCAACGTGTAATAACTACATTGATATAGCAGTAGATCCACAAGGTTTCAAAAGTGTGTGGGCTACAACAACTAATTGGGAAACCATCACATTACCGTTCATTGCTAGCGGTACTTACAATTGCTACGTCGATTGGGGAGATGGCAGTCCAGTAAGCTACATTGTACAATATAACCAAGCAGAGACAACACACACCTACCAATTCCCAGGTGAGTATCAAGTGACAATCTGGGGTACGGTGAGAGGAGTGGGCTGGCAAAATAATCCATTCGGAAACGGTATAAGTAACGACAACGCAAAGTTGAAAGAAATACTAAGATGGGGACCGTTGGAGCTAACAGATGACGGATACGGTTTTAAAGATTGCGTTAATTTAACGCTTCTAAACGTAGAGGATGCATTAAATTTAAACGGATGTACTAGTTTGAAAGGCTTTTTCTACAACTGCCAGGAGATTACGACAATAAATGAGGTGGGCCAATGGCGCACGTCTAATATCATAAACATGCATTCTATGTTTGAGAGTGCAATAAAGTTTGATGACCAAGACATAGCTAGATGGGATGTATCAAATGTTAAGGATATGTTGGGTATGTTCTCTGGTGCACAATCCTTTAATCAAGATCTTGATAATTGGAATACAAATAATGTTACAGACATGAGTTTCATGTTTAAATATGCAACCTCATTCGACGGCGACATTACAACATGGCGTACAGATAGTGTTGAAACCATGAAAGAAATGTTTGCCTATGCAACGGCTTTTAATCAACCGATTAATACCAACGGCGACTACTGGATAGTATCAAGTGTTACGGATATGGGTGGGATGTTTCTAAATGCAACACTATTCAATCAACCACTTGCAAGCTGGGATGTGTCAAATGTAGTAGATATGGAGCTAATGTTTGCAAACACACAAGATTTCAATCAACCACTTGCAAGCTGGGATGTGTCAAGCGTAATAAGTATGCAGGGAATGTTTTATAGTGCAGTTGCATTTAACCAACCACTAAACGCATGGGGCAATAGAGTAGGGAATGTTAAATATATGGGAGGCATGTTCGCAGGTGCAGCAGTCTTTAATCGAGATCTTGATAATTGGGACGTAACAAATGTACAGGATATGTCGAGTATGTTCGCTGGTGCATCCTCATTTAATGGTGCGCTAAATGGATGGAGTACCAAAGTCGGTGGCGTACTGACTATGCAGTATATGTTTATTGGCGCAAGTTCCTTCAATAGGCCGATTGGAAATTGGACTGTAACTCGTGTTGAAAATATGCAAGGTATGTTCGAAAACGCTGTAGTGTTCAATCAATCGCTAAACGCATGGGGCAGTACAACATCAAATGTTCTAACCATGGAGGGTATGTTTAAAGGCGCAACACTGTTTAATGGCCTTGTAGATAACTGGAATGTATCAAGTGTTCAATCAATGGCATATATGTTTAATAATGCTACAGCCTATGATCAACCACTAAATAACTGGGGTACCAAAACATCAAATGTTACAAATATGAGAGCTATGTTTTTTGGTGCAACCGCATTCAATCAAGATCTCAAATCATGGGACGTGTCTAGCGTTCAAAACATGCAAAGCATGTTCCATAATGCAACCGCGTTTGTACAGGATATAAGTAGTTGGAATTTTGCAAGCATAGCAAACATGGTTAACTTCATGGCAGGACTAACCTATCCAACTTATCCAGCCGCCTATTACAGCAGCTTACTAGCAACAATAGCATACGGATCATCAACATTCAATGTAACAGCTAACTTTGGAGGATTGAAATATACAGCCAACGCAGGTGCACGAGGAAGAAGCCAGTTGGTAAATAACCGCCAATGGACTATAACAGATGGAGGTATAGTGTAATAATAGGTTTATGCAATATTTATATTAAAAGGAAAACTTAACAAATGCCACTCATATTAAGAACCACGAAAGGATCCCCATTAACGTACTTAGAGCTGGATGATAATTTTGTGTATATAACACAGAATTACGTAGAAAATACGTATACAAGCTCATTCGTAACATTCCCATATACTGGAAGTGGAGCAATATCAGGCGATCTAAACGTAGCAGGAGCTATTACAGCATCAAGTGCCCTAATTAACGGTACTCTAACCGCAGTCACATTATATACACAGTATGTAACATCGAGCATTGATATACTAACAGGTTCAACTGTATTCGGCAGTACGCTTACAGACACCCACGAAATGACGGGATCATTCTCAACAACTGGGTCAGTTTCTTTCACAGGCTTATCATCAAACAGCGGTAACAGCGTATTAACATACGACAGTGCATCAGGTCAACTATACTTCACAGCATCGACAGCTGTTGGAAATCCAACCATTAGCACAGGTAGCTTCTTAGTAACAGCTTCTGTAGCAAGCAATACAGTCACTTTCACGCAAGGAGATAATAACACCTTTCAAATAACAATTGCTACCGGATCGAATTACATATCACAGTCTTACAACACGATATACTCAACAACACCGGCAGCAGGAGTTCCAGTAGCAGCTTCTAACAATTCTATATTTCTAGGATCAGGATCAGGGTATCAAGCATACTCTGCAAGCAATTCGGTATTTTTAGGATTTGAGGCAGGCTCTGGTTCGACAAACGCATATCATTCAGTAATTTTAGGTAGCACAGCGGGTGGCGGAGCTTTAAATGCAGCGTATTCAAACTTCATTGGAGAGGGTGCAGGCTACGGAGCAACTAATGCAGATAATTCAAATTTTATAGGAAACGGGGCAGGTCAGGATGCAACAAATGCTCTTCATTCAAATTTTATAGGAGCTGGAGCTGGTTTTCAAGCAACGAACGCAGAGTACTCAAACTATATAGGCGACAACACAGGTACAGGTGCAACAGATGCACCATACTCGAACTACATTGGATACTATGCTGGAAATGCTGCATTATATGCAGCGTATTCAAACTTCATTGGAAACAGCGCCGGGCTTCAAGCAGTGTCAGCATCTTATTCAACATTCCTAGGACTCAACGCAGGATATAATGCAGGAGGTGTTGGAGTTGGCTCCAATAATATAATTATCGGTACAAACATCACCCTACCAGATAACACTGTAGATTCGATCAACTTAGGCGGTATTATATTTGCAACTGGATCCTATTCAAATATCTACACCAATCCATTCTCAGGATCAGTAACAGGTGCAAAAGTAGGTATCGGAACCACAACGCCAGCAGCAACACTACACGTATCGGGAACAGCAATTATAAGTAACCTATCACTATCTGCAGAATCAAACATAGTGATGTATAACACATCATCAGGTCAGTTATACTTTACATCATCTGCTGCATTCCAAGGAGGCACTACAACTACAGGATCAATAGCTACGACTGGATCAACAATCTATTCAACACAACCAGTCTCAACAACACCGAACCCATTAACAAATACGAACTCTATTTTCTTAGGATCTGGATCCGGTGATTTGGCAATTAGTGCAAGTGATTCAACCTTTGTAGGATACCAAGCCGGATATAGTGCATCGAGAGCTGATTACAGCAACTATTTAGGAAACAGTGCAGGATACGGAGCTTACACAGCAAGCTACTCGAATTTTGTTGGATACTACGCAGGTTATCAAGCGGTATTTGCCGAAAAGTCAAACTTTATAGGAAAAGAAGCTGGCTACCAAGCATATACAGCATCCAACTCAAACTTCATTGGACAAGAAGCAGGATACTTAGCATACTCAGCGGCAGACTCTAACTTTATTGGATATCAAGCAGGCCAGTATGCAACAAATGCAAACTTATCAAATTTTATAGGAGCAGCAGCTGGTGTAGCAGCAAACTACGCAAACGAATCAAATTTTATAGGAGTTAGTGCAGGTGATACAGCAGTCTACGCTTCGGATTCAAACTTTATAGGCACTGAGGCTGGTTACCAAGCAACAAATGCAAACTTATCAAATTTTATAGGATATCAAGCAGGCTACAGTAATGCTAATGCAGACGGCTCGAATATGATAGGATTACAAGCTGGATATAGTGCTTCAAATGCAGCCAACTCAAATTTTATAGGTAATCAAGCAGGTTTTAGAGCAACATACGCAACTAGCTCTAACTTCACGGGAGTAGCAGCTGGATACAGTGCCTCAAATGCAGTCAACTCAAATTTTATAGGTTGGTATGCGGGATTCAATGCAACTTACGCAGCTAACTCAAATTTTATAGGGGCTAGTGCAGGTAATGGTGCTTATAGTGCATCCTTTGCTAATTTTATAGGTGCAAACGCAGGAGATGGTGCAACAAACGCCTCTCAATCAAACTTTATAGGAAGTAACGCGGGCTACACAGCAGCTTCTGCAAGCTACTCAAACTTTATAGGAGTTGAATCAGGCAATGGCGCAACAAACGCTCTTGGCTCAAACTTTATTGGATACCAAGCAGGTCTTTCAGCAACAGATGCTATCATATCAAACTTTATAGGATTAAATGCAGGTGATAATGCAGCATACGCAGCCTACTCAAATTTTATAGGTCAATCCGCTGGAAGTGCAGCAACTGCTGCCTCTAGTTCAAATTTCATAGGATTAGGTGCTGGTGGAGGAGCTTACAACGCACATAGATCCAACTTTATAGGATTCGGTACAGGTCAGAATGCACATGATGCATCATACACGACCCTAATAGGATATAGAGCAGGACGCGCAACAACAGCAGCAAGCATTGGAACAAACAACATTATAATCGGTACAAACATTACCCTACCAGATAACACTGTAGATTCAATTAATATAGGAGGTATAATCTTTGCAACAGGATCCTACAGCACAACTACAGGTAACCCATTCTCAGGCTCAGTACAAACTGCCAGAGTAGGTATCGGAACAACAACACCATCATCAACACTAGAAGTATCAGGATCGACTACAATCAACGATATACTAGTAATAAAACCAAGAACAACAACACCAGTGAGTCCAGCATCAGGTAGTATTATAGTATCTGGATCGGGAGCAACAATAGTACCATACTTCTGGGATGGTTCAACTTGGAATCCACTGTATTAATATATACACTTAGATATTTATAAGTATGCCGGATTATAGTATAAGATTAACAGCGGAGACAACAATCTACCAAAACGAGGTTAAGTGTAGAGTATTGGAGAATGATTTTAATTATTCACAGAATCCAACCGTTCTTATAAATCCGACCTACTCAGCTAACGCACAAGCGACGATAACAATAACAGTTGCAAACGGAGCAGGTTACCAAGTTACAGTAATCGTTAATGACCCGCAATTAGGATCGACGATACTAGGAATATACACCACTACGGTAGCGGATACAAACGTAAACACGTTAGCAACAAACCTTGCAGCAGTACTAGCAAATAACTCAGCTGGCTACAACATTTCAGTGTTTCAAAATGTAATAACGATAGAGGCAAGACAAGGAGTGGGTAGCTTGATAAATGGTGGAAATAATTTAGTGGTTGTAATTTCATTAACAAACAAAATATTTAGTCAAGCATTTGATCAAACGTACAATTAAAATAAAACACAATGGTAAATACAGATTTACAGTTATTAACTGAAGCGAATGTAATAAAGAACGAAACAGCTACAGGTGCTAACACTGCAACAAGAGTGGGTACGATGTTAGATAACTTAATCTACAGCAAGATCAATAGTGGATCTATTAGTGCAAACGCAGCGTTAGGAACAAGCAATGTACTAGTACCATCACAATACGCAGTAAAGCAGTACGTTGATACAAAAGCTACGACACTCACCACCACCAGCTCGTTTAACAGCTACACAGCATCAGTTGCGAATACCTACATATCAACTGGCAGTATTAGTATAGTGCAGGCTATCACAGGCAGTCTAAGAATTACAGGGAGTCTAACAGCAACTGGATCAGTAAATATAACAGGTAGCTTAAGAGTGACTGGATCAATACGTGCAACACAATTACAAGGTGAAACAACAAATACAAGCTTCCTATATCCAACACCCTACTATGCACCGCTAAACGTAACTTACAATACACTAATACCATCAGCCTCGGGATACGAATACTATCAATCACAGTTTCCAAGTATGACACCATATAGTAATGGTGGCGGCTCTAGTGGTGGTGGCGGTAATGCGTTCTACTACTACATAGGTGATTTAGGAATTGGAAATAATGGATACACAACAACAGGTTACCCAATGTTAGAAGCCATTTATCTAAAGACGTATCAAACGGCAGGTCCACAAGCAGCCACATTGACTCCCGCTAAATCAATAGTTAGAACAATTATATCAGATAATAGCGCATTGGATATCTTTACAGATATCGACTCATTAATAACTGCTAACAATAGAACCCATATACTAACAGTAACTGGTAGCATGCTAGCAATAGACGGAGTATCTTTAGGTACAAATATCGCAAACAAGCACTACATTACAGGATCAGTGAAAATGTCAGGTAGTTTTCAAATGAACTCAACTGGATCATTTATACTGCCTACTACAGCATCAGCATCACCGATAGTTGGTCAAGTGTACTTCAATTTTAAAACAAATAAGTTATACGCATACAACGGTACTGCGTGGGTAACAGCTAGCTTAGGTAGCTAAACATATAATGCACGATAAACTAATATACAATGCAAGTAGTAGTATCACAATTTAGCGGAGGAGTACAGGGATTATACGGAGGCACGTTAATAGATGCTGTAACTGGATCAGATTTTCGTCCCTATACAACTACGGTAGGACTCTACAACGAAACAAACGAGTTATTAGTTGTTGGCAAACTAGCAACACCCTATCCAATCCCATCTAACACAGATATCACTTTTATCATTAAGTGGGATTCTTAAAAAATATTTATGGCAAAAAAGAAAAAGATCAGTGCAAGAGCGAGAGCTATTAAGCACGGTTACAGAAGTGGTTTAGAAGAAGCGGTTGCAGAGCAACTACAAAAACAAAAAATATATTACGATTACGAAGACAAAGCTAACACAGTTAAGTATACAGTACCGGCAAAAGACCACACCTACCTACCCGACTTCAAATTATGGAACGGAATTATCGTAGAAACTAAAGGTAGATTCGTACTTGCAGACAGAAAGAAGCACAAGCTAATCAAAGAACAACACCCAGAACTAGACATTAGATTCGTATTCAGCAATTCTAACACAAAGATATCTAAGAGATCAAAGACGACTTATGGTAGCTGGTGTGAATCACTAGGCATTCCATACGCAGATAAGACAATTCCCGATAGCTGGTTAGAAGAACAACCAAAAGATGTTGCTACTCCGAAAAAAAAGTAGTATACTTAAGGTTAAAGTCATAGAATATGCAAGAAAAAGCAAGACTAGTATTAGGCTTACTACATACGGTTCTTGGCAGATCGAAACCATCTACGAAGGGTAATCACGCCTTTCACTGCCCATTTTGCAAGCATCATAAACCGAAGCTTGAGATAGATCCTACCACAGGATTCTACAATTGTTGGACGTGTCAACCTGCAACAAAGGGCAGAAATCTAGTGTCATTACTGAAGAAACTACACGCAGATCCCGCTCAAGTAAGCGAAATGAGATCGTATTTTCCGGACGGAAAGGGTGAAGAACAGAACAAAACCTACCAAGTTGTCACACTTCCAAAGGAGTTTGAGCCGTTATCCAAGGCAAGCACGAAGCTTTCCTACAGACAAGCTAAGGCATACGTAGCCAAAAGAGGCATATCAGATGCAGATATAATCAAATATAACATAGGATATTGCGAGTCTGGCAAGTATCCAAACTCAATAATTGTACCATCATACGATAAATCAGGACGAATAAACTACTTCATCTCAAGATCATTCGAGAAAGATCCGGGAAGAAAGTACAATGCACCGTCCTGCAACAAGAATGAGCTGATTGGATTCGAGTATTATATCAATTGGAAGGTACCAGTCATACTATGTGAAGGTATTTTTGACGCAATAGCACTCAAAAGAAACGCTATTCCACTCTTTGGTAAGACAATTCCAAAGTCTCTTATGATGAAGCTTGTAGAGAATGATGTTAAAACGGTTTATCTTGCGCTAGATAACGATGCATTGAAGGAAGCATTGAATTACTCACACCAATTATTAAACCTCGGTAAAGACGTTTATTTAATAGAATTACAAGGAAAGGATCCATCCGATCTAGGTTTCGAAAATGTAACAAAGTATTTACACACAGCACAGCAATTAACATTTAGTGGCTTGTTGTTAAAAAAGATGCAACTATGCAAATAATAGAACAGAGAAGCCAGGAATGGTTCAAAATTAGAAAAGGAAAGATAACAAGCTCAGAAATCCATAAGATTATGGGAAAGGACAGCTTTAGTGAGACTGCGAAAACGTATTTACTAGAAAGAGTTTCTGAGTTTTTTGGTGGAGCTGGCAACTCTGCAACAGGAGCAGCACTTGAATGGGGAACAAACTGGGAGCCAGTAGCAATAGAACACTATTCGGATACGTGTGGCATACCGGTAGAGAAGGCATCGTTTATCACATACAACGATTATTACGGTGGATCTCCAGACGGAATAACACCACCAGATGGTATCATAGAAGTAAAATGCCCATACACATCAGCAAAACACTTCAAACATGGCATGATTAAGACTGATGCAGACTTCAAAAAGATAGCATCAGACTACTACTACCAGTGTATTTCGAATATGATTTGCGCAAATGCACAATGGTGTGACTTTATTAGCTTCGATCCAAGAGTGGATACAGAGTACACAATGTTTGTTTATAGGCTTCACCGCAATGAAGATGAGGTAAAGAACATGCTGGAAAGAGTTGACCAGGCTGCAAAACACATGGAAGACTTGAAAAAGCTGTTTAAAACAGGGAATAAACAGTTAATTACAGAAGCAGATCCAGCTTAATGATATTTATTATCATATGATCATGGACTACACAGCAATAGGCAGATTAATAGTTGAAGAGGTTGTAAATGAGGCAGGCATCTGTTTCTACCCAGCAGGCTTCAAACCACCACATAAAGGGCATTTCAAAGCAGCTAAAAACTTAGCATCGAGAAACTACATAACGGAAGTTGTTGTAATAATAAGCAGAAAGTCGGAAGAAGGTATCACACCGGAGCAGTCACTGCAGATTTGGAAGATGTATTTAGCAGCAGAACCAAATCCAAAAATAAAACCAAGAATAGCAGAAGCAGACAGTCCAGTAGAGGACATCTTTTCTTATTTAGGAAAGCATCAAGACGTGAGTGCAATATACGTTGCAGGTGGAGATGATGAAAAAGATGACCAAGAATACTTAAAGAGTATACAAAGTAGATATCCTAACATCGTAAAAACAATATCAATCCACGAGAAGGATGGTAGAGTTAATTCATACTACGTGAGAGAGTTATTGAGAAATCAAGATTACGAATTATTCAAAACAACTATTCCCGAAGCAGCTTACAATAAAGGATTCGCTCCAAAAATATTTCAAATGCTGACAGCAACAGTTCAGCCACCGGAAGAGCAACCAGAAGAAAAACCAACACTAAAAGCACCACCAATGCCAAATGAACCAGAACAAGCTTGATACAATAAAACACTTCATTAGATTCTGCAAAGAAGAACTAAATATTCAATCGCTACCAGCTATTAAGTTGATAAGTGACAGGAGTTTTGTTGAGCAGTTTAGATCATATGGTGAGTATAGTGTACACCAAAATCAAATAAAACTATTCTATCCAGGCAGAAATTTAGCAGATATCTGTAGAAGTCTTGCACATGAACTAGTGCATCACAGACAAAAAGAGCTAAATATGATAGGTGCTAACTCAGGAGAGACTGGATCTGAGATTGAGAATGAAGCAAATGCGTTAGCTGGTATATTGATGAGAGATTATGGCAAGCTGAATTTAAGTGTATACGATCTTGATTCACCGATGGGTCAGCTATCAGAGGCTAAGATCAAACCAGAAAATGAAATATTCTCAGCATACAACGGTAGATATTTGTTCGATGTAACGAAGGCATACCAAATGATCGAGTCAGGAAAGGTTAAAAGTAGTATCAAGCCCTTCAAACCGTACATGATGAAGCAGTTATCCCATCCTGAATTTAGCGTAGCTGAGCCAGGAAAAGTGGCTGCAATGAAATTAGACTACAGCAAACCGTTGGGAATTGTGGTAAAGTTTGAAGATCCTGAAACAAACAAAAGTGAGTGGATTTTAATTGACGGTAATCATAGAACGAGGAAGGCCTCTGAGAGTGATCAAGACGGGTTATTTTATGTAATCACTGATCCAAAAGACGTAAATAAGTTTATGAAAGTTGATACAACCAAAGCACATCAACTATTTCCAGACGACGACGAATAAAATAAAATGTTATGGACAATAATTTAAAGAAAGAATTTGCACCGAGAGACGTGCAAAGGATGAGAAACATCATCACAGGTGACACCGGAGCAGCAACACAGCTACAATCAGGTTGGGAAAAAGAAAAAAAGAGTTACGGAGAAGGTGATATTATAGAGAAGAAAATGTGGGCTATTCACGGTAAGTGTTTTAGTTGTGTGCTTGAAATGGAAGCTGAAATAAAAAGACAAGGCAAGTGGGAAGAGTACACATCGGGTGTAATGAATAAGAATAAAAATGCAGAGCTTACAGATATTGAAATAGTACTGGATGAGTGGATGACTGAGAAAGATACATTCGTATCAGAAGCTGGAGAGGTTGAAAAGTGGGGAGGTGGTGATAAAAAAGCTATATATCAACAGGTAAAAGAACGTATAGCTGAACTTAAGAAACTTGATATTTATAATCAAAAAGAATTATAACATGCCAGCAGTATCAAAAGCACAACAGCAAGCAGCCGGAGCAGCTTTAGCAGCTAAAAAGAAAGGTAAAACAACCGGACTTAAAGGCGCAGCTAAATCAATGGCTAAGATGACTAAAAAAGAATTAGAAAAAGTAGCATCCACAAAGCACAAAGGACTTCCAAAACACATAAAAGAATCAGTAGAGGAAGGTGAGATGATAGATGAAGCTATGGGATATACAGATAATGTTTATTTTTGGATGGTACAAAAACCAGAAAGTGATGGAGCTGACCCACAAGAATTAGTGTATCCAGGAGACGAACAAGGCGAGCAAGGCATGGATCCGTTTACATTTGCTAAAATTGTAATGGGTGGTCTTACACCTAGTCAAGTATACGGATTTTATTCATCAAAAGATGAAGCACTAAACGCTGCTCACGATATAGTAGTAGCAGTAAACGAAGCTGCAAAAACGCTAGAAGAGAAAAAGCACACTGTTACATCTAAGATTGAAGAAACAATCAAAAAGCTACAGAAAGAAGTTAATCGCTGCATGGAAGAAGGAAAGGATCAAAAAGCTCAACAAATAATTCAAAGGATAGCAGAGTTACGCAGCAAGCATCAAATGGTAGAAGCATCTAAAAAAGAAATCGAAAAAGAAGAGGAATAATTATGGAACAGTACGCACAATTCATCAGTACGCTTTTTGCATCACGCACTCAAGCACACATCTTTCACCTACAGACAACTTCATTTGCAGCTCACGCAGCTCTGAATACATTCTACGATGAAATCGTTGATTTAGCAGACGGATTAGTAGAAAGCTTTCAAGGTAGATACGGAATCGTTAGAGGCTACACAAGCCCAGCTTCTTTCAAAGAAGACGATCAAGTAGTGCCTTACTTCGAAGCTCTATCAAAGTATGTAGAGACAGCTAGAAAAGGATTACCACAGGATAGCTACATTCAAAATGAAATTGATAATGTGGTAGGATTGATCGAATCAACTAAATACAAACTAAAATTCTTACACTAAGATGAAATTAATTAACGAAACAAAAAGAATGCAGCAATTAGCTGGATTACTAACAGAATCTCAGATAAACGAATTTGGAGGCTATGGCTTTAAGGAACCTAATCCCGAAGATATCGATTTTGTAGTAATGAATAGAAATACGCCTGCTTATGTACAAGCATTTTCACCTCGTGAGCGTTTAGATATGGATCCACTTACTGATGATGAATTACGTTTACATATTAAAGCTACTGTAGATAGAGATGATTTGAAAGATGCTAGAGCATACATGGAAGAATTGATGAACGCTTAATACATTAAAAAGTTAACTTAGTAATGTTAGACGAAAAGAAAAGTATTTGCTGCCATGACTGTGGACACATGCATCCAATGGATACATCGTGCCCTAAGCCTTTTTTAACAGGCAAGAGAAGCTGTGCAAGAAGATCACTAAAAGAAACGGATGAAGAAATCAAATGTAAAGAGTGTGGCTGGCATTGGAATATAGCAGATGGAGGAAAAGATCCATACACATGCCATAAGTGTGGATGCGACAACACACCAGTACGGAGAGAACTACACACAATGGATCACGATGGACATGATGAGCACCATCAACTAAGAGTCGATGTAGAGGAGGCAATGGATTACTGCCCACAGTGTCTAGCAGAGTACATCGAAGAGCATTGGAATACATTAGAAGAAGCAGAGTACAAAGGTCGCAAAGTTAGCTTAGGTAAACCCTTCCTAACACCAGGCGGACCCAAGAAGAGATCAGTATACGTTAAGAATGCGAAAGGAAATGTTGTTAAGGTAAACTTTGGTGATCCTAACCTAAAGATAAAAAAGAACATCCCAGCTCGTAGAAAGGCATTTAGAGCAAGACATAAGTGTGCAACTGCGAAGGATAGAACATCACCAAGATACTGGAGCTGTAAACATTGGTAGCATGATCAAACTAATCGATATACTAGCTGAGATGTATCCACCTTACAAAGCGAATATGCTGCAGAAAGTGAGGTATAAAGCATCCGATACATTTACCAATGATCCTAAAGTAGCTACAAAAAGAGGGTATGCAGAAGGATACCACGATCCAGTGGAACCAGGAATAGTTAAAAAGAGATTAGGAAAGTTGTCCTGCACACGAGTGAGATCAGCAAAAGCAAAACTAAAAGATAAAGGAACTCACTACGCAAAAGCACTACAAAGATATCTAAACTACCACTGCCAGTGATTAAACTTATCGACATATTGAATGAAGTGCTTGAAGAGAAGAAAGCAGATCGCTGTCTTCGTATCGCAAGACAGAAGTACGATAAGCCATCTGCCTATAGGTCAGGAGCGATTGTAAGGTGTCGTAAAGGTGATATCTGGAAGGCTATAAAAGAAGATGAATCCCTACACAAATGGTTCTCTAGAAAAGGTGGATCAGGATCATCAAAGGGGTGGGTAGATTGTAACACATGTCGTCAAGTAGACGGTAAAACTAAATGCAAAACATGTGGTAGACAAAAGGGAGAAAAAAGATCAAAGTATCCATCATGCCGTCCAACACCAAGTGCTTGTAAAGATTCAGGCAAAGGTACAAAATGGGGTAAAACAAAATAAAATGAAACAACAAATTAACGAAGCAGCGAGAATGCAAGAATTAGCCGGGGTACACAACGAAAACCCAGCGTCAAACCTACTATCATTACTAGCATCACCGGAAATGAAAACATATATGAATCAACTATTAGATACTCTGGGTAACGATAAGTTCATGCGAGTAAAAAAGTTGTACGATGGATTATATGCAGAGTTGAAAAAATACGAATAAAATAATAGAATGGCAAGAGCAAAAGCTAAGAAGGTACCGATGAAATCAAAAAGAAGCGGTATTAAAAAGCAAAAACAGATAGATCAAAACAACGCGATCTTGAAAAAGTATAAAGCAAAATGAAACCAATCATAGCAGTCGACAAAGCAAACCACTTCATAGCAGGGACAGTAATCTACTGTCTATCTCTATTTTTACTATCACCACTAGCAGCTCTAATACCAGTAATAGTAATAGGAGCCGCTAAAGAAGTATATGATGAAAAGAAGAGAAAAGGAAGAGGAGACATTTGGGATTTTTTATATACAGTAGCAGGAGCAATACCTGTATTAATAACACACTTATGAAAAATATAAAAAGAATATTAGGACTACCTCTAATAATAGGTATACCGTTTCCTATCCTATTTGCAGATCAAGACCATCAAATGTGGTATGCGGTATTAGCATATCTATTTGCATTTATCGGAACCGGGCTAACAATGGGATTCTCTAACTATAAAACAAGACCATACCATATCGGTAACATGGATAGCGATAATATCCAACCAAAGATTAACCAAACGTGGATGATATTTTTTATAGCACTTATTATCAATCTAACCGTAGCTAATTTATTCTAATGATCAAACTAACAGACATACTAAACGAAGCAAAAAAAGAAGAACCTAAACTAGGAGCCTTCGAAGAATTTGCTGGAACTAGAGAGAAGGGTGCTGAGAAAATAGCAAAGAATGCTAAAGAGAAAGGTGGTCTTTCCATGTTAACTTATCACCATTTTCACGTTAAATTACCATACTACAAAAAAGCAGCAGAGGGTAAATTGGACATGGAAGCAACCCACAAAGAGTATAAAGATTTACTAAAGCAGCTACATACAGCAACTAAAACTAATATGAACATTGATCAAGTAGCTTTCCAAAAGCTGGTTGGCAAGATAGAAGTATTAGGTGAGTTACTAATAAAACATAAATAATGATTAAGCTCCTAGATATCCTAAACGAAGTGGAAATTAGCAAGTGTCCACCAGCCACTCAGAACATAGAGTTAAACTTGCAAAATAGGCAAAAAGCTATTAACGAATACGGCTACGGACCACTTAATCCAAATAACCCCAACGAAAAGTTTTGGCAAGCCAAAGCGGATATGTGGAAGCTAGACTCGGTAGAAGAAGCTAAGTCATCAAAATGCGGTAATTGTGCTGCATTCGACATAACAAAGAAGACTTTAGATTGTATTGCCAAAGGAATAGGCGACGATCAAGGATCGGAGGATCCCTTTGATGTTATCGAGGCTGGGAAGTTAGGATACTGTAGATTTTTAAAATTCAAATGCGCTGCAGCCAGGACATGTGATGCATGGGTTGTCGGCGGACCAATAACTGATAGCAAATAGTGCAACTAATACTAACAGATAGCCAATTTGATCCTAAAACATCCTGGGAAAATCCCATACGTAAATACGACAACCCTTTTATAAATTGTGTTGATTTATTTGATACGAACGGATACGATCTAACAGAGCTAGAACAAGATTACGCAGAAGTAAACACCCCAGCAGCTCATCACAGATATAAAAAAGCTTTAAAATACACTTGGTTTAAAACAACAGAAGCTGTTATAGAGGGAGTGCATATAAATCACGCTTTGCTATTTGAGAGAAAAGCATACAGCGGAGCAGCACTAACACAACTAAAAGACTGGGGTAGTAAGATACCCCTTGTAAATAAATTAACAAAGATAAAGTCTAAATGGGGGATTGATTTAGCAATTGACTACGTTGATAGAGAAGGAAATGTATTTGAGGTATTCCACTACGAGTGGGACGATTTTCACTACGAAAACGTAATGGCTGCGAAGGAGAAAGTTGAGAAATTAGCGCTAAATACGGACTGGGCTGACGCAGCTAAGGAATTACTAAAGCGGAGAGATGAGTGGATGTCACTACCCTTTTTTGAGCAGAGTGACTGGAAATGTAAGTTTTACGGAATAGAACCTGAAAAGTTCAAAATAATTATTTGGAACGATTAAACTATTTATTAAAAATACAGATTAATGATTAAACTAATTAACCTTCTTGTAGAAAATAGCAACTATTCTGAGTATTCAAACGATGCTCTAAAAGATATGATTATTAATCTATCAAGATACGAAGGTAACGAGGAAATTATTGCTAAAGTAAAAGATGAGTTGAAAAAAAGAGAATTAGCTGAATGCGGTGGATGTGAAAGACAGGGAACCGACTACACTCACGGACATGATCACGAAGCTTCAATGGCTGACAGCGAATTAAGAGATATGATCTCAAACGCATCCAAGCTACAAAATATGATTCAACCAGGAGACGAACTACCAGGATGGGTATCTGCTTACATCAGCCTAGCCGCTGATTATATGCATTCAGTTGCAGAATATATGGCAGGGCAACAAGCTGAAATGCAAGCAACAGCACCAACACCTGGATTTGCTATAGTAGCGGAAAAAAAGAAATAATATGAACAACATAGCGATTATAAGAAGGCTTATTTTAAACGAAGTGGAGAGAATGGAACCAAACGTACAATCGTTTGAGGATAACCCAATTGCTTTCCTACTCAAAAAGTACCCGACACTAAACAAGACTCTTGAAATGCTAATGACACCAGCATTCAAAGACTACGTTACAGGTATCTATATCATAGCTCCTAAGCCAACAACGTTCAAAATAACACTACACAACGATCAGGAGTTCTTATTGACATTCTTAGAAAGGGCATACGAAGCAACTGTAGCAGGTAAAAAGTTCTATCTAAGAACAATAGGTGAGAAAGAGAGATGTATAAATGCGATAGCAAGACTATTAACTCTAGGTAATCCAATTGAAACAAAAGGACCAGAGGGAGAAGAACAAACAGCAGACGAAGGTACAGGAGAACCTGAAACAGCAGCAGCAGAAGCACCACCAGCAGAAACTGAAGCAGGTGAAACTGAATCATAAACTAGGTAAAACCACTCTTGGGATAGTATCCCTTGATTGACCCGACCCCGTAAGGTTGGGTTTCTTTTTTAGTTGTTGGTAATATAAAATGGTTTGAGTATATTATAGTATAAACCAAATAATATGAGATCAACAACAACCTACAAAACAATGAAAACTGCCTGCGGTAAAACAATTACATACATGCAGACGACAGGTCAAAATGCAAAGCCACACTCAATGGAAGGACCTGCTATTATTTATCCTGAAAGTGACAACACTGCACCGGAGTATTACATCAACGGAATTAAGTATAGTAAAGCTGATTGGCAGATATTAGTAGCGCAAGATAAAGTTTTACTAGCAGGTGAACCAACCAACCTTGACTTCTAGTGCCAACTATTTATTAATAAACACTCGTAGGTTATAACCTAGACAAATGGCACAACAACCAAGCATATCAGATGCAATAAAGCAGGAACTAATTAAATGTAAGCAGGATGCTGTGTACTTCATGAAGAAGTACTACACAATCCAGCACCCTACCAAAGGTAGAATGACTTTCAATCTCTACCCATTTCAGGAAAAGACTTTAAAACTCCTGCAGAGATACGATTACACGATCATAAATAAATCAAGACAGCTCGGTATATCAACACTGAGCTCTGCATTTGCTCTTTGGATGATGCTGTTTGAGCAGGATAAAAACATTCTTGTACTTGCAACTACGCAAGCAACAGCAAAGAATATGGTAACGAAGGTTAGGTTTGCATACGACAATCTACCTAGTTGGATGAAGCTACCGGTAATGGAGCACAACCGTCTTAGTTTAAGACTCAAGAACGGATCTCAAATCAAAGCAGTATCAGCAGCAACTGACTCAGCTCGTTCGGAAGCGGTATCACTACTTGTGATAGATGAGGCTGCGTTCATTGATAGAATCGAAGACATCTTTACAGCTGCACAACAAACCCTTGCAACGGGTGGTCGATGTATTGCACTATCAACTCCAAACGGTGTTGGTAACTGGTTTCACAAAGAATTCACAAGAGCTCAAGTTGGAGAGAATAAATTTACTCCAATCAGCTTACCATGGACAGTGCATCCGGAAAGAGAGCAGTCCTGGAGAGATGAACAAACAGCTCAGCTAGGACCAAGAGCAGCTGCACAGGAGTGCGATTGCGACTTTAGCACATCAGGTGATACTGTAATTGAACCAAACACATTAAACTACTACCAAGAAAACACAGTAAGAGAACCAGTAGAAAGAAGAGACCAGGGAGGTAACTACTGGCTATGGAAGTACCCTGATTCAATGAAAACCTACATGGTTGTAGCTGACGTTGCTCGTGGTGATGGAAAAGACTTTTCAACTTTCCACGTATTCGATGTAGATGAGCTAGAACAAGTAGCAGAATTTAAAGATCAAATACCAACCAAAGACTTTGCACGCAAACTAATATCAGTTGCAACCGATTGGAACAACGCAATGCTAGTCGTGGAGAATGCAAGTATTGGATGGGATGTTGTAACAACAATCCAAGAAGCTGGCTACGCAAATCTATACTACTCTCCTAAATCAGAAGTAGTAGGTACTCAAATAGACTTATACGTAGCTAAGTTTGATAGAGGAGATGGAATGGTCCCAGGCTTCAGTATGAATCAAAAGACAAGACCGTTAGTAATTGAGAAAGCGAGATCCTTTATAGAAGAAAAAACAGTAACAATAAGATCACAAAGATTCTTAGATGAGCTAAGAGTTTTCATTTGGAAGAACGGCAGAGCTCAGGCAATGAACGGATACAACGATGACTTAGTAATGCCGGGCTGCGTAGGACTATTCCTACGTGATACAGCGCTCAGATTTAGGCAGACAGCAATGGATCTAACCTATGCAAGTCTCAATAGTTTCACAAGAACCACAAACGACGGTTTTCAAGTCTACACACCGTCATCAAACAACCAAAATAATCCTTGGACAATGCAGGCTGGAAATGAGCAAACAGACATAACTTGGCTGCTGGGATAATACAACTAAAAGATATTTATAAGATATGGCAGAACAACAAACGCAGAGGAATCTGTTTTCAACACTAAAGAGGTTATTCTCCACGGACGTTATTATACGTAACGATGGTGGTGAGCTAAAAACGGTGGATGTTGAGAAAATCCAAGTGGACGGTGTACTACAAACGAATGCGCTTGTAGACCGTTTTAACCGTATTTACACCACATCAACTTCTTATGGTGTAAACCTTAATCTCGCTCAAAACTACCAAAATGTACGTGTTCAAATATACGCAGACTACGAAGCAATGGACACAGATCCAATCGTAGCATCAGCTTTGGATATTATTGCAGACGAGTGTACTTTGAAGAACGCTACAGGAGATGTACTACAAATCAGATCAGCTGATGAGAACATACAGCAGATACTTCGTAGTTTATTCTACGATGTACTGAATATTGAATTTAATTTGTGGTTCTGGATTAGAAATATGTGTAAATATGGTGATTTCTTCTTGAAATTAGAGATCGCAGAAAAGTTTGGAGTATACAACGTGATTCCTTTCTCGGCATATAATATTGTGCGTTTAGAAGGAACCAACCCAAGCAACCCATCCGAAGTAATTTACAAGTATGATCCAACAGCTGCCTTAGGTGCAACTGCAGGATACTCAACATCATACCAGAATACGGATATGGGTATTACGTTTTACAATTATGAAATGGCTCACTTAAGATTGATTGGAGATATTAACTATCTACCATACGGCCGTTCATACTTGGAGCCAGGTCGTAGATTGTACAAGCAATACGTTTTAATGGAAGATGCGATGTTAATCCACCGTATCACACGTGCCCCAGAAAGAAGAATTTTCTACGTAAACGTCGGAGCAATACCTCCAAATGAAGTAGAAAACTACATGCAAAGAATGATTAACAAGATGAAGAAAACTCCACTTGTTGATCAGAAAACTGGCCAGTATAATCTTAACTTTAACGTGCAGAATATGATGGAAGACTTCTTCATTCCTGTACGTGGTAATGATACCTCAACTAGAATTGATACGGCTAAAGCGCTGGATTACAACGGTATAGAGGATATAAACTACCTATTAAACAAGCTATTTGCAGCCTTAAAGATACCAAAAGCGTTCCTTGGATACGAAAAAGATCTTACAGGTAAAGCAACTTTGGCAGCTGAAGACATTAGATTTGCACGTACAATCGAGAGAATTCAGCGTATTGTACTTAGTGAATTAACTAAAATTGGACTTGTTCACTTGTATGCACAGGGCTATACAGACGAGTCTTTAACGAATTTTGAGCTTAGTTTAACAACTCCATCCATCATTTACGAGCAAGAGAGAGTGGCTTTAATGAAAGAAAAGATGGATTTAGCAGCTCAAATGATGGAAACTAACCTATTACCGACTGACTGGATATACGATAAACTGTTCCACTTCTCTGAAGAAGAGTTCGATGAGTACAGAGACCTTGTTGCAGAAGACAAAAAGAGAGCATTTAGGTTCAAACAGATTGAAGAAGAGGGTAATGATCCAGCTCAATCAGGTCAGGCATTCGGTACACCGCACCAGATCGCATCAATGTACGGTGGATATGGTAATACGAATCTCGCTGGTACAGAGGTTCCACAGGGCTACGATGAGATTAATCCTAACGAACCTGTTAAATTACCAGGCAGACCGCAGGATAAAGTATCACTTATTAACACATCAGATGATCCATTAGGACGTGATAGAATGGGTGTTTATGATTTAAAATCCAAACCAACTACTGGAGAGGATAATTTAAAGACGAAATACAAAGGAAACTCACCATTATCGCTAAAAGAGGGTAGAGAACACAGCAATACAACGGTTGCGGCTTACTTAAGAAACAAGAGTGCTTTAGAGGCATTTGGTAAAAGACGCGTCGATCTGTACAAGGAGAGCGACCTGCTTAATGAGAACCAAATAAAACCTGATTTAACCTAATACACAGATATTTATAAGTAAGCTAAAACGCAATGATAAAGCACAGCAAATACAAAAATACCGGGATACTATTTGAACTTTTGGTAAGACAAGCAACGTCGGATCTAATGTCAAACAAGAACCCGATATCCGTAAAAATCTTCAAGAAATACTTTACAAATACAGAACTCAGCAAAGAGTACGACTTGTACAACACAGTATTAAACGCTCCAAAATTAAACGAAACTAAAGCTGATATATTAATATCAACGATTACGGAGCAAGCAAAAAAACTAGACAGAGATCAATTAGCTAAAGAAAAGTACAACCTAATAAAAGAAGTTAAAAAGAACTACGATCTTGATAATTTCTTTAAGGCTAAAATCGATGCTTACAAAGTATATGCATCGGTTTACACTTTGATTGAGGCAACACTCTCTGCAAGTGCGACTGATACAAAGCAGATCGTTACAAATAAACTAACTCTACTCGAGCATATCACAAAAGAAACTCTTACAGAAAGAAAAGTAGCGTCTAAGGTAGTTGAGGAGTTCATGAAAGAAGATAAAGAGATTAGAGTGCTGGCTTACAAAATACTCGTAGAAAAGTTTAACAGTAAGTACTCAACACTATCAAATGAGCAAAAGGATCTACTAAAAGAGTATATCAATAACATATCTGATACAAAGCAACTAAGAAGCTATTTGAATACTAAACTAGTTGAGGTAAAAGTAGAGCTAAGTAGCCTAAAAGAAAAAACACAAGACAAGGTATTGCAAATAAAATTAAACGAAGTGCTAAACTTCGTAAAGCCAATAGGACCTAACGAGTCAATAAAGGACGAGGTGTTGATTGGTTTAATGCAGTATTATCAATTAGTAAGCGAGCTTAAAGCCATCAAATAATGAATCAACAATTTGCAACACAGTTTTTATTGGAAGATTACGATGAGAAGTTTGAGTCGGTAAAAAGCACGTTAATACAAGCTGGAGCAAGCGAAGACGCTGCTATAATGCTCGCTACTGCAGTTAAGAACGGTCACCTAGAACCATCAGCAGCTATTCAAATTGTAAAAAATACAACTGGATTAAGTGAAGACGGTGGAGCACCAGCAGCAGCAGGTGGCGGATCAACAACTGGCGGAGGTGTTACTAACGGAGCTTCTTTCACAGTAGGCACAGGAGAGCAGTACGCAAGTACAAAGGCTTTTAAGAAAAGAGTACACGAGGGTGACAGCAAACCAATGTTTAAGGTAGGTGACAAAGTAAAATATCTAGGACATCCCGCTGTAATTACCAAAGTTGAGAAGGATGTAATGGATAGATGGCAGTACAATGTGTCATATAATAAGGGTACAGGTTTAACAAAAGCAACCAATATTCTAAATAAAGGCGGAGAGATCAAACCAATAAGCGAAGATGCTCCAATGTACGCAGCTGGCAAAGCAGACATCAGCACATACACACAAGACGGGTTTAAAAAAGTAGAAGGACATCCAAAACTGAAAAGCATAGAACCTAAAGATTTATGGGGGACTAGCCCAACAGCGATGAGCGAAGATGTGGATGAAGTTTGGGATAGAGCAGATTTTCCGAAAATAACAAAGCTACTCGATAAAATAAAGCAGCAGAACGCTGACCTTTACGATAAGATTAAATGGGCTCTTGAAATGGACTTAGCACCACACACTTACGATGACGTAGAAGCTATGGCAACAAAGGCTGGATTACAACTCAACCTACAAGAAAACTACAATCGCTTCAAAAAAGAAACAAAGATACGTCCAAAACAAGACCAGTATCACGAAGCAATCAAAGTCGTAAACAAAAAGCTAGACGAAGTAAACAGACTTTTAGAATTTACATCTAGAATGAGAGAAGAATTATCAGAAGGAGAGGAGACCTTGGAAGTAAAAGCTCGTACAGCTAAAACAATGGATAAGCTAAAAACAAAAATAGCAGAAGCATATAAAAAACTAAAACACTTAAACTAATGGCAGATAATTTTAATTTCAAGCAGTTCCTAATGGAAAATAGATTAGGAGCTTACTCAAAAGCAGGAATGGCTCAAGAAGCCGATGAAACACCAACAGAGGACAGCAATACTGGTGGAGACGCACTTGCAGACGGTGAAGCTATTGGAGGGTTTGTTATAACTCCAGATAAAACTGACCCACAATATACACGTGTAGAGTTTGATGTACAGGGCTTTACACAGAACGGAAGCAGACAGATCAACTACGAACTAACATTTTTTCCAGCAACTAAAAGAATTACAGCTAGAAACAAAAAAGAATCAACAGGAAGAACACAAAGTGCAGCTAGCATTCTCAAAGGTGGCGGTTACGTAGATTTAGGTACTGATAACGTATCGGTACCAACCAAATATCAAGATTATCTTAAAAAGTACGCAATATAGTTTATAAAATGGCAAAAGCAAAATCATCAGCAGGCTCATCTACAAAAATCACTTTCGGAAAAAGAAAGTCAGGTAAAGCAGCAAAGTCAAGAAACAAGCATAACAGAACAGAAAAAACATATCGCGGTCAAGGCCGCTAAAACTATTTATTAGTATGAAGAATATACAAGCGCAGTACCAAGACCTTTTAGAAGGTAAAATGTCAAAAGCTAATTTCATGGTGAACGTACGCAGAGACTTTCCTCACTGGGTAGCTTCTGGAAACTCGTTTAACGATGCTGTAAAGATTTTGAAGAGTAAGAGAATTTTGAGTGAAAGCCACGAAGGAAACACTCAGTGGTTAGAGACCTTTAAACAGGATATCGAAGCAGCAAACCTATCACCTGAAAAGAAAGAAGAGGCGGAAGCAGCTATGAGATATTTAGGAGATCATGGATTAGTTGATATGTATGGAATGATGCAATCACCATTTGCTGCCAGAGCTTTTATGGGAGATGCTAGCGAGATTGTGAAAAGAGCTGAGGATGAAATGATTAGAAAGCACGATGACGAAGAGAGAGGAGAGCGTGACGTACTAGCTCAGTGGGATCTAAACGAAAAAGATGAAGATAAAGGAGAGAGAATAGGCAACATACATATTGCTACAGATACAAAAACCGATTCAGATATTTATTTTGATCCTACGACAGGCGTCTTCTCTATCAACATAGTTGATGCTGCGGGAAATAGACGGAATAAACTACAAGTCAACACCATCGACGATGTGGTAGCTAAATTTCCTGCTTTGAAATGGACAAAAAAAGGTATAGCTGAGTTTCAACCTGAAGACCAAGATACTGTTAATACCCTTGCTCTGCACGAAGCAGTACAAAAGCCAGAAGGAAAATATAAAGAAGTAACAGGTAAAGTTGAATACGATTTCTTCCCAGGAGCTGATCACGTAAACTACTACCAACTAATGAAAGGTCTACAATACGAGCTTTCTAAGATGGGAGAGATTACAGATGAGGCATTGGTAAAAGCCAAGCAAAAAGCTGTTAAGAATCTTGTAAAAGATCCAAACGCATACAGAGACCTAGTTATTGCAAACGTTAAGGATATCGAGAAAAAAGATAAAGATCTTAGAATGCAACCAGTTAAAAAAGATAACACGGTTGATAAGGCAAACGCAATGAAAGTTGTTGAGAAAGATGCAAAAGGAAACGTACAAGATAGCTTAGGAAAGAAGGAAAAAGCAAAAAATAAAAATGGTGAAGGTGTTAAACAAATGACACAAACTCCAAAAAAAGCTAAAGGCATTGCACAGGTAATGGAAGTTCCTGGCAAAGAAAAAGTACTAGCACTTAAAGAACATTTATTAGAAGATCTAACAGTAGAGAATCCAATCAAAAAACAATTTTCAGTTGGACAGAGAGTAGAGACTAACGACGGACGCTTCGCAGGAGAGATAACTAAGTTTGACGGTCATACAGCAACTGTAAAGTTAGATACAACTGATCAAGAAAGAGATTTCCAACCAAACTTCTTAAAACACTCAGACGCAGCTCCAAGACCAAAGCTACCAAACTATCAATCAGATTATATAAAGAATGCACCAGCTCTTGCACAAAAAGAGAACATGAGCAGAGAGGATAAGCTAAAGTCAATCAAAGAGAAGTTGATGAAAGCTGTGAAAAAAGAAATGGAAGAAGGCGCAATTCTTGCAACAGGTAAGGTAGGGGATACAACCACACAATCGACACCAGTGTACTCAGGACCAACTGCAGCAGCTGCTATGCAAAAAGGTAAAGCAATCAAAGCAGCTACAAAAGATCCACTTAAAGTAATAGATACTAAAACAGGAAAAGAAACTCAAGTATAATGAGCAAAGAAGTCTTAATAGAATACATGACATTCAAGCCACTGCCTAAGCAGTTGCACGAAGCTAGAATGAACCCAAGGGCTCAGTTCTTAGTATCAGGAAAGGTGCAAGCGGCTGACATGCCAAATGCAAATAAGCGTATCTACGACTATGACACCCTACACAAGCAAGTAGCTTTGTATATAGACGGACCTATTGCAGAAAAAAGAGCTTTAGGTGAATTAGACCACCCAGAAACGTCTGTAATCAACTTAAAGAACGTTTGCCACAACATCACAAGACTTTGGTGGGAAGGAAAAGAACTATACGGTGAATTTGAAATACTAGACACTCCATCAGGAAACATATTAAAAGAATTATTCCTAGCAGGAATTAACGTCGGTGTATCATCAAGAGCAATGGGATCTGTAATGCCAATAGGCGAAGGTCTTGTTCAAGTGCAGGATGATTTGGAATTAATATGCTGGGATTTTGTATCCACTCCATCAACCTATGGAGCATACGTAAAACCTGTAGGAGGCTTAAATGAAAGCTATAATCCACAAATAAACAACAATAGACGTGCAGGAGTTGACAGACTGATCTCAGATATCATCTGCACACAGTCGGGAGTTTGTTGCATAACTTAATATATTTAAAAAACAAATAGAATGAACGAAGCAAAATTATGGCAATTAAGAGCCGGACTTATAACAGAAAGTGAGTACCAAGCATCAATGAAAGAGACAAACGGTAGCATAGAACAAGAGCCAGTAGTCGGTGATGCAGAAGAAAAATCAGCAGTAACAAACTCAGCGACTCTCAAATTATACCTTAAAGATATAAGTACGGGTAAAATAAAATTGGATCTTGATCCTAAAGAAGCAGTAGAATTGTATAATTTTATCAACCAATTTGTAGAAAAGGGTAGCAAAGCAAGCATCTCAGGCATAGCTAGGACAACAAATGCAAACTTCACTAGAACTGTGAAAAACGTAAAAGCTTAATTATTTTAAGAGTGATTAAGTTTGTTAATATACTAAAAGAGTTAGAAGAAGAAAACTCTATCGATCTATCAGATTTGAGAGACCTTCCTGATTTAATAGGTAAAGAGTTAGAAAAAGCTTCAAAGCAAGAGAACGAATCAATACTAGGTGCCACCGCACTTGTACTAGCAGCACCAGGCATTGTTAATGCAGTTATGAAGGTCGTAGAAGTAATCGCTAAGAAAAGTGGCATTGACTTAAAAAAGAGGAAAGGTCCGAGTTGGTATAAAACCATAGAAAAAGTAACTGCTAAAATAGACGGCTATCTAGACACTCCTTTCAAACTAATGCTTCGCCCATTCATATCAGATCAGACGAAGAGAGACAAAGTTGCTAAATTTTTAAAAGCAATAACACTAGCAAGTATGGCAGTTTTAGGAGCAGTAGATCTAACCAAACTAGAGAGTACAGCAGCAGCAATAAGAGATCTTGCAGGCCAATCGAGCGGTGAGATTATACAAGCGGTTAGCGAACGCAGTGCGCCAAAACTAACACAGATAGTAAAAAACTTTATAACAAATCTTAAGTAACCAGCACAGTTTTAGCCTAACTCCCTGATATTTATGAATGTATGTCATCCCAATATGACATGATAATTTCATTTTACCCCTATATTGCTACTACTCTAATAAGCAATCCCCGAAACAACATTTAAGAAAATGGAAAGCAATCAAGACTTGTACAGACAAGCGATCTTGGATGCAAAAGCAGTACGTGAGACGGCAATGGCTGCAGCCAGAACAACTCTCGCAGAACACTTTGAACCAAAGATCAGAGAAATGATGAGTCAGAAACTTTCTGAAGACGTGGAAGAGAGCATCGAAGAAGACCTTGAGGAATCAATGGGCGATGACTCTAACATGGAAGAAAGAATGAACGACGAATCAATGCACACAGAAGATGCCAGCATGGTGGACGAATCTACTCTTGATGAAATCTTAGCTGAACTCGATGCATTGTCGGAAGACATGGATGGAGGTATGACAGATGAGTCAATTGAAGAAGGTCACATCAATTCAGATGGTTACACTGGAAAAAAAGGTAAAGGTAGCACTGGCTATGACGAATCAGACAAGGTATCTCATAGCGAGAAAAAAGGTCTACACGAAGCTGATGACGAAGATGCTGAAGAAGAAGCTCCAGAAGGAGACGATGACATGGCAGATTTACCAGCAGGTGGTGAAGAAGGTCCTGTAACAGACTCAGACGAAATGGTTGAGTTAACAGTTGGCGAGCTTAAAGACATCATCCGTGACGTATTCATGCAGATGCAAGGCGGTGGAGCACCAGAAGGTGACTTAGACGCTGGAACTGACATGGCTGCTGAAATGGGCACAGACGACGAAATGAAAGAGATTTCTCTTGAAGAAATTCTAGCTGAGCTCGAGGAAGATGAAAAGAAAATGGAAGAAGCTGCTGAGCCAGGAAAGATCCCAGGTGGA